TAATAACTGGCGAAGATCTAAAGTTCGTTTTATACAAAAAACAAATCCTGATTTTGCATTTCTTTTTGATGCAATGTGGAAAATGGCCGTTGAAGCAAATGATCAATGGTTTAAAGTACACATATCAAAAATGGATTATATTCAATTAGCTGAATATGACTCTTCATATTTGGGTGAATATAAAAAACATCATGATGTTTTTTGGTTAAATAATGATCCAGAATATCATAGAAAAATAACAGCAGTTGTGCAACTTTCTGACCCGGGAGAGTATGATGGGGGTAATCTAGAATTCATTGACGTTGGTGCCCATCCCAGTCCAGATGATATTAGAAATCAAGGTTCTGTCGTATTTTTTCCTTCCTTTATATTACATCAAGCAACTCAAGTAACCAGAGGCATCCGGTATAGTTTAGCCTGTTGGTTTGACGGTCCAAAATGGAGATAAAATGAGATTTCATATATTAGGCTTGCCACATACAGTGTCAAGTAAAGAGTACGTCGCATGTGCGTACACCCAAAAAGTAGTAAAATTTAGTAAAATGATGATAGAAAGAGGACATACTGTTATTCATTATGGGCATGAAGAATCTGATTTAGAGTGTACAGAACATGTTAATGTACTCTCGACCGAAGATTGGAAAATTTCGTATGGTGATCATGATTGGCGTAAACATTTTTTTAAGTTTGATACTGGTGATCATGCATATCAAACATTCTATAAAAATGCAATTCGTGAAATTGCAATCAGAAAACAACCATTAGATATTATTCTACCTTTCTGGGGATCAGGCACCAGACCAATTTGTGATGCACACCAAGATTTAATTTGTGTTGAACCTGGTATTGGATATGCAGGTGGACATTGGGCAAGATACAAAATATTTGAATCATATGCAATTTACCATGCATACTATGGATTAGAGTCAGTTGGTACATGTAAGCAAGGCTGGTATGATACTGTAATTCCTAATTATTTCGATCCAGATGATTTTACTTTTTCTGCAGAAAAAGATGATTATTTCCTATTTTTGGGAAGAGTATATGAGGGGAAAGGAATTCATGTTGCCATCCAAGTTACTGAAGCAATCGGTGCTAAATTATTAGTGGCAGGACAAAATTCTTTACAAGATTGCGGTTATACAGAGATCCCATCACATGTTGAAGTTATCGGATATGCCGATGTTGAAACTCGCAGAAAATTGATGTCTAAAGCAAAAGGTGCATTTGTCGCAAGTATGTATAATGAACCATTTGGTGGAGTACAAATTGAATGCTTGTTATCTGGTACACCAACCATTACAACTGATTGGGGTGCATTCACTGAGAATAACATTCATGGAGTTACTGGTTATAGATGCAAAACATTTGAACATTTCACATGGGCTGCGAAAAATATTGATAAAATAAGTCCATATGATTGTAGAGAATGGGCAATCAATAATTTTTCACTTGATAGAGTAGCTGTCATGTATGAAGAATTTTTCAAGTCTGTTCTTGATATTCATACTGGTAATGGATGGTATGAACCGAATGATTCGCGAACTAATTTGGATTTTCTAAAAAAACAATATCCAATTAGTTCGTCAAACCAACTATTAAATTAAATCTATTATATCAAATATGGTTTGAAGTTTAGTTCTCATAATTTTATTAGAGAAACTATTCTTTAAACCTTGGTGTAATGGTTTTGGTGCGTAGTCAATCGAACACCATGCCCATGCTATATGCTCTGGACTGAGTAATGGGATAAATTCATGATCTACCACACATAAATAAGTGTGAAAATTAAATACTTTATCATTGGAAACAAATGTTTCCAATGGTATAGTTTTCAAAACATCTGGAAAACACCCGATTTCCTCTATTACTTCTCTTTGTAATCCTTGCCAAGGGTTTTCACCGATTAAATTAGTCCCCCCAACTAACCCCCATGATCCTTGATGTTTACCAGTTGCTTTCTGAATTAGAAGAAACCTGTGAGATGATTTTGCGTAAAACAGTGCGCCACTGCATACTATTTTGTCTTTTATAATATTAGTTTCCATGAACCTGACCTATACGTGCCGTCGAAGCTTTTACTCCAAGAAATACCATTCCATAAATATTGTATTCCTGTGTATATATTCGTTTGCCACACCATTGATTCAGATTCTTTTATTGAATTAAAAACAATATTCCATTCTGTGCCATTCCATTCTATTATATCGTTAGCTAATGCAATAAAATCTTCGTTATTAGACGACTTCCATCCATCAGGTCCATCAGTATTAATTCGATTACCAATGTCTTCAATTATTAAATATCGAGTGCCTATAGCGATTAATTGATCTTCAGATTCATTGTTTGGTCGTTTTGGATTAAACGATAACGGATTTACAATTGCGTCAAATGTGCCCGGACTAGCAGATCTATTTCCGCCTGAATTATAACCAGGATTGTAATCAAAAATACCTTGGCTATCAATCCCAGTATTTGTGTTCAATGTATCTTGGTCCCATTCTACCAATAATATGGATGGAGTAATATCATCGATTGAAACCGTCCCGACTATTTCTGATCCATCTGGTTGACGTAAATAAATTCTACTAACTCCTGGCGTAAAAGTGCCATTATAACCATCCAAAATTTTAACCCAACTAACTGGATTAGGAATATTATCTGGTAAACCAAAAGGTTCTGGTGGAACAGTATTAGTGTATTCATCGAGTAATGTAACATTATTACCGTAAACTGCAATATTATATTCTGAAATAGTGATATGTTTATTAGTAATAATATCTGACATAGTAATAGTTGGTCCAGTAGTGTCTACCCCTAACCCATCAATGTATCCATATGGACTTGCATCGCTTGATTTATGAATATTTGCAATTATATTAGTGATAACACCTAACTGTTTTACTTTGACTGGTGGACTTATCCATATTGGTGTATCAACAGTGATTGTAGCAACATCAATAGTTAAATTAGTTCCGGTTGGGACCGTTCTACTAGTCCATGTAATATCATCTAAATTTAATACTGTTAAACTAGTCCAATCGATAAAATTATCAGATGTTTGCAATTCCATGCTAGGGTTGAAAAATACTAATATTTGTTCTAAAATTTGCAATTTTTGATCAGTGCTTGATGCCCATATATCTATTTTCATTTTTAAACTGAACGGGGTTGGCATCAATCTTTCAACCGTATATGTTCTACCTTGTGAAGTTTGATAAGCATCAGCAAATTCATCTCGCTCTCTTATATGAACTTTACCAACATAAGTGGCATCTGCCATTCTATCTCGATCCATTTTTAATTCTGTGACATATATACTAATTCTTGGGACTGAGTTTACTGCATTCTCAGAATTTTGACGCATAATATTTGCGACTTGGCGGTCAGCATCACCATATAAAACTGGAACGCGGTGCAATGAACCATCACTGTATTTGACTACGAAATTACTAAAGACACGAATTGTCTGCGTTATATATCGTCTTATTTGTGAATCATAAAAAAATTGCAAGATTACTCTCCTTAAAAGTTGGCATCTGGACGCAACGCCTTTGATAAACTTTGGCGCTGTTCTTCTCTATAGTTATACAACGTAACATTCCAAGCACCATCAAAAGGTATTTCTTGAATTGTATTATCTATTATTGGTAATAGTATCTTTAATTTATCAGAGTTATTGACTGTGTAAGAATCAAACAAATCAGGAAAATCAGTAAATGCATACTCTAATTTGACTGTATTTGAAGATATAACAACATATAATGCAGTCTGAAAATTTATATTTGTGAAAACTTCGGTATCACCCATTTCTAATTTTACGATATCAGTACCAACTGGAGTATTATAAGTGTATGAAAGATTATTGATAAAACTTGTTTTCAAAGTTTGTCTGCTATCATTATTTGTCATAGTCATTCTTACTTTATCTTCGACACGCAACCAACTATTACCATTAAATCTAAACAATCTATTGGGTAAAAAATCTACCCGTAAGAAAAAGTCATCATTTAGTGGATTATCTGGAAATTGAACTCCAGTACCAAAATCAAATCCATTTACTGGAATGCCATCGCCTAACAAATATCCAGTATATCCAGATCGTAATGGTCGATGATTAGTAACTGGTGTATTGGGATCTATTGGTAAATTATCTGGGGTTTGAATGATGGTATCCCCAGTATTTTTATCAACAGCTAACGTAAAGAATTGTTGAGTTTCATACCCACTAAATGGCGCATCTACTTCTGCCTGATTTAATATGGCATCATTAATTTCCAACTCTTTAGATCGGGTACTTAATAAATCTCTAACAGTTAGTGTAGAACCATCACTTGCTGGTAAATCTAATATATCAGAGAATTGTTGACTATCTGTTATTTTTGATAATCTTAATCTATATAAATGAGGATACCATGTTGCTGAAAATCCTTCACTAGCCCTACCGACGTCTTCAATTACATAGTATCTAGGTAGACTAACATCAAAATCATTGAGGGCAAAATCATCTTTTAAATGTGGCAATT